AAGGAAACATTATACGCACAGCGTGAAGCTAGAAGACATTTTATAGAAATCGTCAGTATTTTTGTTCTTGTGATTACAGTGGTTGGTTTTTTTATGTTTATATTTTATCTTTGGTATAACAGGGGTAGTCTATAAAGTATTCTTGTGGTACCCTTAATTAAGAGCAGGAGAAAAAAATGTCAAAACTAAAACCAATACCACCAGATAACAAGGGTCTTCCTAATCTTCCTAAAAATGTAAGAAATAATATGGGTTACATGAGAAAAGGTGGTGCTGTTAAAAAAGAAGCTGGAGGGGTTTACATGAGCCCTAGAAAACGAATGGCTGGAGCGTAAAGGAGAAAAAAATGGTAGCTAAGAAAAAGAAAAAAGGCATGGCTAATGGCGGTGCGCGAATGGTTATGAAGAAGAAAAAAGGCATGGCTCGAGGCGGTGCTATGAAGAGAGCAAGAGGCGGTGCAGCAAGAAGTCGCTAGTCCTTTAAATGCCTTATTTACAAAGCAACATCCCGTATTTTAAATGCTGGGTGAGAAGAGAGTATACGCACAACCATTCTGATTATCATGGCGAGTTTATACATGCTATGGCAATTGCTGTTACAACTATTCCTGATAGGTGCTTGAGTTTTCAGTTAGTGTTTACAGGATATGAAGCGGATGATGGTGAAACCGAGAATATACACGGGGGTGCTATGTGGGCAAGAATGCCAATTACAGCACTTGTTGCAGACGTTCCTTTGGAAGAATGGCCTGAACAAATGCCAACACATCTAGCACAACCCTGGGATTGTAGTTCTCATTTTCACTCTGTTTATTGTCTAGATAGAGTTAGTTCTAGCCCCTGGCTGTGTAAAATAGATGGTGAATTTTACACCGGAAAATATATTTTTACGGTTGACTATACCGAAAATGAAATAGCGGATGACCCCGCGCAACACAAACAAAGTCACTTACTACAATTAACAGACGCTGGTAAATGGACAGGAAATATTGTAGCCTTACCTAATAACAGGGTTAGAGCAACAAGTCCTGCTCTTTGGGAGACTGGTGAAGGTGCTCCTGATTTTAGACCAAGTCAATGGACACACAGTGCTGAAAGTGATAGTAGTTATATGGACCCAGATATTACGTTTAACAATTTATATTCGGAAGAATAATCATGGCTACATCAGGATCTAGAGACTTTGACTTAGACGTTGCAGATATTATTGAGGAAGCTTACGAGCGTTGTGGGTTAGAATTACGAACTGGATATGATGCCAAAACTGCTAGAAGGTCGTTGAATCTTATGTTTGCTGAATGGGCAAACAGAGGGATTAATCTTTGGACTGTTAAACAGGGCACACAATCTTTAACTGCTGGAACTGCTACTTACGCCTTCAATGCTACTTTTACTGATTTATTAGAGGTAGTCCTTAGAAGAGATGGTACTGATTTTGATTTAAACAGAATATCTAGAGGCGAATATTTAAGCATACCAAACAAAACGACACAAGGAAGACCTAGCCAGTACTATTATAATAGGCAAACAACACCTGAAATAAATTTATGGGCTACACCAGATAGTTCTTCTGATACTTTAGTGTATTACTATATTCAAAGAATTGAGGACGCGGATGCGTTGGTAAACACCACTGATGCCCCCTTCAGATTCTTGCCGTGTATAGTAGCTGGTCTTGCTTATTATTTAGCAATGAAAAAGGCTCCAGAGAGAATACAGCTTTTAAAAGCTGTGTATGAAGAAGAGTTTCAAAGAGCAGCCGATGAGGATGAAGATAGGGTGCCGTTAAAGTTACAACCAAGTTTTGAATATCTTAGAGTCACATAATGGGCAGGTATGCATCTGGTAGAAATGCTTATGGGATTTCAGACAGGTCTGGATTTAGATATCGGCTATCAGAAATGCGAACCGAGTGGAACGGTTTAAAAGTTGGCCCAGATGAGTATGAAGCTAAACATCCTCAATTAGAGCCCCTTAACGCAGGTCCAGATCCTCAAGCTCTTCGTAACCCAAGACCAGACCAATATGTAGACTTAATTACTCGAGTAATTGTAAGAACGAATGTTGGTGATGGATTTATAGGAGGGGTATTGTCTAAGCTGAGTGGTCTTACTTCCAGCGTTGGAACAGTAACAATAACGTCAGATGCTTCATCGACTACAAACGTAACCGCATCTGTCACAGCAGTAACAGGCACAGGTTCTATAGGAACTTCTGCATATACAGGTCAAATATTTGCAGTTACGGTGGCCGAATATTCTGGTGCTAATAAATATTTTATAGATGGCACTAGACAAGCTACCGTTAATTTAACAGAGGGTCAAACTTATAGATTTGATCAAAGTGATAGTACAAATAACGGTCATCCATTGAGGTTTTCTCTTACTTCTGATGGAACGCATGGTGGCGGCAGTGAATACACCACTGGAGTAACTACCTCTGGGACTCCTGGATACTCAGGAGCTTATACAGAAATAACAGTTGCGGCTAGTGTTGCAACCTTATATTACTATTGTACGAACCACAGCGGCATGGGCGGTCAGGCGAATACACCATGAGTTACACTAATACAACACTTACACAAGCTATTAAAGATTATACAGAAAACACTGAAACAACATTTGTCAGTAACATTCCTAATTTTATTAAAAATGCGGAAGAGCGTATACTTAAACTAGTAGAGTTAGAATATTTTAGAAAAAATGTTACAGGAACAATTAGCAGCGGAAATAAATTTTTAGCAGTGCCTGACGATTATTTAGGCTCTATTTCTTTATCTGTTATAAATTCCAATAGTCACGAATTTTTACTTTTTAAAGATGTAAATTTTGTTCAAGAGTTTAATCCTAATCCAGCCACCACAGGTGTGCCTCGGTATTATGCGTATTTCGATGTTGATAATTTTATTATTAGTCCTACCCCTAATGCAAACTATTCAGCCGAGTTGCACTATTATTACAGACCACAATCAATAACAGCAACATCTGATGGCACCTCTTGGTTAGGTACCAACGCCCCAGATACGTTATTGTTTGGTAGTCTATATGAGGCTTATATCTTTATGAAAGGTGAGCAAGAATTTTTAAATCTATACAATGGTCGTTTCGTGGAAGCCATGTCTAGACTTAAGAACTATGGAGAGGCAACTGAAAATACAGATGCTTTTAGAACTGGTGTAAAGGTTAACCCGAAGACATGAATGAATTGAAGGGTAAAGAGGTTGCAATTGTAGCCTTGGGTGGTTCTTTTTCAGAGTATGTTCTTACCAGAATAAACTCGATTAAGTATGACGAAGTGTGGGGCATAAATTGCATTGGTGCTATTTTTCATGTAAATCGCACGTTTATGATGGACCCAGCTTCCAGGTTTTTAGATGACACTAAGGCTGGAAAACAAACGGATGTTGCAAAAGAGTTTCTATTAGAGACTAAAAATAAAGGTCCTATTTACTCTTGTTGTTTGGATGAACGTGTACCTGAAATAGTAGAATATCCATTAGAAGACGTTATCAACACAGTTAAGGTTGCGTATTTCAATAACACTGTAGCCTATGCTGTGGCTTATGCTATTTATGCAAAAGTAAAAAAAGTGCATCTTTTTGGTATAGATTTTTCATATAAAGAAAACATACATTTTGCTGAGGCTGGTAGAGCTTGCGTTGAGTTTTGGTGTGCTATGGCAATCCAAAATAATGTAGCTATTGAAGTAGCAAGAACATCACCTTTGTTAGATGTAAACGTACCCGATGAAGAAAAACTATATGGCTATCATAGATTAGATAATCCTTTAATACAGTCTGTTGTTGATGGTAAGTTGAAAATAACTAAAAAAGATAGTATGTCACCACCTGAAGCAGAGGACGCAAGAAAAGTTAAGCCTGTTTTGATTGGTAGACACGATATACCAAATGTTACTTATATGGAAAAAGGTAAAAAATGATTAGTGTATCTAGCGATATTAATGTTAATTCTGTGAACGTAATGACTTCAGACGAGGGTGGTTTAAGCTCTGAACAGTTGACAGAATTAGCTATGGATAAGGTGATGCGAGTGTCTGACACAGCACCTCCTGTGATAAAAGAACAAGCGGAAGTATTTAGGGGTAGTTTGCAAAAAGTTCTGTATCATTATATAGAATTGGCAAGACGAGAAGAACGTGCTACTATTGCACATAAGATGTCCAAAGCTGGACAAACAGAAATGGCTGATCTTGTAAGGAGAATTTAAATGGCTATAGCACAAGCAATGTGTAGTTCCTTTAAAAAAGAACTATTAGAGGGTGTACACAATTTTAAAAACTCAGGTGGTGGTACTTTTAAACTCGCTTTGTATGCAGAGGGTGGCGGTGGTAAATCAAGCACTACAGCTACTTTAGGAGCAACGACCACAGCTTTTACCACGACAGGTGAAGTTGCTAACAGTGGTTCATATACTTCGGGTGGTGGTACATTAACTAGGGTAGACCCTTCGCTTTCTGGCACTACAGCGATTACTGATTTTGCAGATCTTAGTTTTACAACAGCTACGATTACAGCAATGGGAGCTTTGATTTATAATAGCTCTGCTTCTAATAAAGCGGTTGCAGTGCTTGATTTTAGTACCAATAAAACATCTACACAGGGTACTTTTACCATACAGTTCCCAACAGCAGATGCGAGTAACGCGATCATCCGTATCGCATAGGTGACGATGTGGCACTCGTACTTGCCGATAGGGTCAAAGAAACCTCGACTACAACAGGAACTGGCACTTATACTCTTGCTGGTGCTGTCACTGGGTTTGAGTCTTTTGGTTCAATCGGTAATGGCAATACCACTTATTACGCTTGCACTCTTGGTTCTGATTTTGAGGTAGGTATAGGCACTTATACCTCCTCTGGTACTACGTTAGCCCGAACTACAATTCTACAGTCCAGTAACTCTGATAACGCTGTTAATTGGGGTGCTGGTACAAAAACACTGTTTTGCACTCAGCCAGCAGAAAAAGCGGTGTTTAGAGATGCTAATGGTAATGTAAGCGTTAGTGGCACTATAACTGGTACGGGAACTTCTGTGTTTACTAATTTAGACATATCTGGAAATGTAGATGTAGATGGTACATTAGAGGCAGATGCAATGACTCTTAATGGCACATCGATTACATCAACTGCCACTCTATCCACAGGAATATCAAATAATAACGTACCCAAATTTACAAGCGGTGTAGCAGACAATGACTTTTTACGAGTAGACGGTACAGCTATAGAGGGTAGGTCTGCTAGTGAGGTTTTATCTGATATAGGCGCACAAGCATCTTTAACATTTGGTATCAGTAATACTAATGCAGTCAAGATAGACAGTAGTTCAGTAGCAGATAATGAGTTTGCACGATTCACTGCTAATGGTTTAGAAAGTCGCTCTGCGGCAGAAGTTAAATCTGATTTAGGGTTAGCTAATTTAGATTTTGGTTTAGTAACAGGTTCTGTAACAGGAACAGATGATTTTGGATCGGTTGCATAATGGCTACACAAGTACAGTTTAGAAGAGGCACAACATCAGAAACGGGTTCTTTTACTGGAGCCGTTGGAGAAGTTACAGTTGACACAGATAAAGATACTGTTGTTGTTCATGATGGTTCGCAAGCTGGAGGGTTTGCAGTAGCAAACCTTAAAACAGCACAAGAGTTCACCGCCACACAAAATTTTAATGCCACGACATTATCAGATGGTTCTACAGTGTCATGGGATGCAAGTGCTAATCAGGTAACAAGTGTAACGCTTGGAGGTAACAGAACACTAGGTGCGGCTACTAATCAAGTAGATGGTGGTGTATACGTTATATCTATAATACAGGATGGCACAGGCTCTAGGACAGTTACTTTCAATAGTAATTACAAGTTTGTAAATGGATCTGCTCCTACGTTAAGCACAGCCGCTAATGCTAGAGATGTTTTAGTTTTTGTAAGCAATGGAACTAACATGTTTGAAATAGGTAGGGCGGCTAACGTATCATGAGTAGTTTATTTGGCATAGGTGCAGGGGGCGAAACAGATTTTTATCCTTATAAGATAGACAACTCTTTGCGCTTTGATAGAAGTAGTAGCGCAAATTTATCTAGAACCCCAAGTTCAACAGGAGACAGACAAATACACACCATAAGTATGTGGGTAAAACGGTTAGAATTGGGCAGAACTACACGTTTATTTGGCGCAACTAATAACAGTTCCAACGCTACTTATCATTTTTTAGAATTTAATAGTAACGATAAAATCAGATATTACGCAGGAACAGAAGGTTCAAGTGCTACTCTTAATGTTCAAACAAATGCACTTTTTCGTGATGTGTCTGCTTGGTATCATATTGTTGCCGCACTTGATACTACTCAAGCTACTTCTTCCAATCGTGCGAAACTATATGTAAATGGAACACAAATAACAAGTTTAGCAAACTCCACTTATGGAAGTCAAAACGCAAATTATCAAATTAATAATACTAATGCACATTACTTTAACAAAGATGGTTCTTCTCTGGGTAATAACTTTTCAAGTTATTATGTAGCTGAAGTAAATTTTATTGACGGACAACAGCTAGACCCAACTTACTTTGGCGAAACCAAATCTGGTGTTTGGATACCAAAAAAATATACAGGTTCATATGGTAGTAATGGTTTTTACCTTGAGTTTGGCGATAGTTCAGCTATTGGTGATGACACTAGCGGTAACACAAATGATTTCACTGCAAACAATCTATCAGCACATGACGTAATGCCAGACAGTCCAACCAATAATTTTCCAGTATTAAGTTATATAGACAGTAACACAAATCTTTCAGAAGGAAATTTAAAGTATGCACAGGGTAGTGGAGCAGGATACAAAGCTAACTCAACTTTTGTTATAGAAGATATAGCAGACAGTCAAAAATACTATGTAGAATACGTTTCAGACTCTGGTTATGTAAATGGAATTATTCCTGCCCATACTACTGGTGCGAATAACAACACTACGCGAACAGGTCATTTGGGATATTATCCAAATACAGGAAACAAGTATAATGGTTCATCAGCCAGTAGCTATGGGGCTACACATGGCACATCTAACCAAATGGCAATGTTAATTGGTGATGGTCAAATTGAATTTTTTAAAGATAATGCAAGTCAGGGTGTTGCTTTCACTGGTTTAACAGGTTCTTACAAGATTATGTCTAATGCATTTGGCTCAACAGGCGCAGGAGTTATATACAATTTTGGTGCTGATTCATCTTTTGTTGGTGCTAAAACAGCACAAAATAACACAGATGCAAATGGGTTAGGAGATTTTTTCTATGCACCTCCATCTGGCGCACTTGCTTTGTGTTCCTCTAATCTACCAGAACCAAGCATCACACCGCTAAAAGATGATATTCCAGAGGACTATTTTGAGGCAAACCTTTGGACAGGAAATGGCTCAAGTCAAAGTATATCTAGCTATGAATTTTCACCAGATTGGGTTTGGATAAAAGAGAGAAATGACACATCAAGTCATTACTTGGTTGATACAGTAAGAGGAGCAAGTCTGTTTATGCAGACTAATTCTACTGTGGGAGACACTTCTAATACAGTAAATGTAACAAGTTTTGATAGCAATGGTTTTAGTCTTGGTAATGGTGGCACAACAAATCAAAACAGTAAAACTTATGTCGGTTGGTCATGGCTTGCAGGGACAGCATTTAGTAATGATGCTTCCGCAACAGGTGTTGGAACGATTGATAGCACTGGGCAAGTTAATACAGAAGCAGGATTTGCTATAATATCTCACACAGGCACAGGTTCAGCAGGAACTATTGCTCATGGTCTAGGTAAAAAACCCGCGTGGATTATGACTAAACTAAGAAGTGAAGATGGTGATGGTTGGCTCATTTATCATCATGGGTTGAATGAAGGAGCAACTCCAGAACAAAAGTATATTGTTATGAGTTCTACTTCTGGAATACAAGATAATAGTATCATTTGGAATGATACTGCACCTACAACATCAGTCTTTAGTGTTGGTACATCAAATGCTGTGAATGGTGATACAGAAACCTATATTAGTTATGTTTTTTCAGAAATTGAAGGCTACTCTAAGTTTGGATTTTACACAGGAAATGGAAGCACCAGTGGTGTATTTGTTTACACAGGGTTCAAACCAGCCCTGCTTATTGTCAAACAAACAGATGCTTCTAACAGGTGGATTATTTTTGATAATAAAAGAGGTTCTCAAAATGAGGCTGATACAACTGTTATTAATAATAATCCGCTTGAAGAAAAGTTGGAATTAAATCCAAATGATGACAGCAAAGAAGGCACAAGCGGCACAGATTGTTTTGATTTTCTGTCAAATGGTTTTAAATTAAGAAGAAGTGGTGATGTGTACAATGGTTCTGGTCATGACTACATCTTCATGGCATTTGCTGAGATGCCTTTTAAATATGCAAATGCGAGATAGGAGTAACAAATGTGGAAATATAATAACAAAATAATTAGGCCAGGTAGAAGTTGGTCAGACGATGATGGCAACCAATACCCAAGCAACTGGTTAAGTCTTACAACTGATGCAGAGAAGAAAGCGGTAGGTTTAGTTTGGGAAGATGACCCTACACCTTTTAATAGCACATTCTACTCATCAGCTGGTAATCCTAGAGATGTAGCTGAGTTAAAAACAGCTTGGATAGCTAATACAAAGAATACAGCAGGGACACTATTAGCACCCACTGATTGGTATATAGTACGCAAGGCAGAGGATGCTACAACAACTATTCCGACAGATGTAGCGACCTATCGTGCGGCTGTACGGACAGCTTCTGGAACAATCGAAACAGCGATTACTAATGCGGCTGACCATACAGCGTTTATGGCATTGTGGGATATTCCTGTGGATAGTGATGGTAACCCTACTGGTAACGCACCGATAAACAACTGGCCGGAGCCACTTATAGGATAAAGTATGTTTTCAACCCTACCCTTTGCTGCGGCTGCATTTGCTGATTCGGGGTCTGAAAGCGTAAGTTTCAGTGTTAGTGGTGTTGCGGCAACATCCGCCCTTGGCAATGAAACAGTATCAACCACTGAAAATGTAACGGTTGCAGTCACAGGTTCCGCAGGAACCTCTGCTCTAGGTAATGAAACAGTATCAACCACTGAAAATGTGGCTTTTAGCGTTACTGGGGTATCTTCAACATCCGCTTTAGGTTCCGAGACTGTCACAGGTTCAGCTACTTTAAGCGTAGGCAGTACGACTGAATTAGTCGGTGGTCTAGGCAATGAGCAAATTGGTGCTGGGGTAGGGGTATCTGCAACAGGAGTTTCTGCTACTTCTGCTTTAGGTAATGAAACTGCCTTTACCTCTGTGTCTGTATCGGCAACAGGAGTTGCATCTACAAGCGCATTAGGTAGTGAAACTGTAACAGGCACAGCAAAGACAATACCCACAGGAGCAGAAGGCACATCAACGGCTGGCTCTGCAAATTTAACAGGAGCGGCAGTTGTAGGTGTTAGTGCTTCTGGTGGTGTCGCCAGTCTGGGTGAAGAGTCTATTAGGTGTGGAGCTAATGTATCTGTAACTGGTGTAAGTTCCACGGGACAACTAGGAACTGTCCAAGTATCAAATGTTAGAGATGAAATTGTTAGCGTGTCAGGTGTTGCTGGTACTTCTGCTGTTGGTAATCTAACTATTACTGGTAATGGAATATTTAGTGTTTCTGGTGTTTCTTCTACAGGTTCAATAGGTAATACTACTTTTATTGGCTCGGTTAGCTCAAATGTAACTGGGCAGACTGCTACTTCTGCTGTTGGCAGTAACTTTACAGTAAGGGGTAACTCAGATGTTGATATTACATTAGGAGCGGCAACAAGTAGTCTGGGTAATACTACTGAGGTTGGTAGCTGTGTGGTTGTTCCTACAGGTGCAAGCGCGACTACAACTGTTGGTTCTGTATCGATAGAATTAATTACAACAGTTTCCGTTACGGGAGTAGAGGCAACAGGTGCGGTTAACACTCCTGATATATTAGCTGGAGCTACTTTTGCTGTAACAGGTGTAACTGCTACGAGTGCATTAGGAAATACAACTGAATTAGTTGAAACAGTCGTAAGTCCAACCGCTGTGACAGGAACTACAAGTGTTGGTTCTGCATCAGTTGTTGGCGATGCTGTATCTGGGGTAAGTGGACAGGCTACAACAAGTGGATTAGGTGAAGAGTCTGTAACAGGTGATGCTAATTTAGATGTAATAGGAAATATAGGTAATAGTGCTTTAGGTGATGTAACTGTTGTACTTTCTTCAATAGTTAGTGTTACAGGTGTATCAGGCACAACTGCGTTAGGATCAGTATCCATAACTTCTGCTAGTATTGTTGAGCCTACAGGTGTATCAGGCACAACTGCGTTAGGGTCAGCGACTGTTGATTTAGTACAAACAGTATCGGTGGCTGGAGTCAGTAGTAACTCTAATGCTGGTAATGTTACACTTATTGGTAATGCTGTTGTATCAGTCACAGGATTGTCAATTCAAGGAAATATTGGTATTGTTGCAATATGGGGATTAGTTGTACCTGATCAAAATCCTGTTTGGTCTGAAGAAGCGGCTAGTCAAACACCTTCTTGGAGTGAGACAACACCATCACAAAACCCTAATTGGACAGAGGAAGCGGCATAATGGCAAGTTCATATACATCAAATACAGGTATAGAAAAACCAGCTACAGGTGAACAAGCTGGAACTTGGGGTACAACAACAAACACTAATTTTGATATAATTGACCGTGCTTTAAATGGTGTTGGTGCAGTTACTTTATCTGGCACTACACATACTTTGACTACTAGCGATGGAAGTTTATCGGATGGTATGTTTAAAGTATTAGTTTTAGGTGGTTCTCCAAGTGGCACTAATACTATAACTATATCACCAAACACCGCAGATAAATTATATTTTGTGTATAATAACTCAGGGCAAACAGCTACTTTTAGTCAAGGCTCAGGAGCTAATGTTAGCATCACTACAGGTTCTGCAAAGATTATATATGCAGACGGTGCAGGAACAGGAGCCGCAGTAAGTGATTTTACAAACTTGTTAAGTATTGGTTTAGCTGGCACAGCAATAACATCTACTGCCGCAGAACTTAATTTATTAGATGGCGTTACAGCAACCACAGCAGAGTTAAATTATGTGGATACCACGGCAGGAACAGTTGCCGCTTCTAAAGCAGTTGTTGTAGACTCAAACAAAGATACCAGCGGCATACGCAACTTAACCATCACAGGAACACTAAATAGTGGTACTCCTGCCTTATTGGCTACTGCTCAAGAGTTTACGGCTACACAAAATTTTAACGAAACTACTTTAACAGACGCAAGCACTATTGCTTGGGATGCTAGTGCTAATCAAGTTACCAAAGTTACCCTAGCCGCAAATAGGACATTAGGTGCAGCAACTAACCAAGTGCAAGGGGGAGTTTATGTGCTTACTATAATACAAGATGGCACTGGCAGTCGCACAGTTACCTTTAATAGTACATATAAATTTGCCAGTAGGGTCCCGACTTTAACAACTACAGCGAGTGCTAGAGATATCTTAGTATTTTTAAGTGACGGCACTAATATGTATGAAATAGGTCGCTCTTTAAATCCTAGTAAAACGAGTTAAAAATGCCATTAGCTAAACTACAGTTTCGTCCAGGAATTAATAAAGAAATTACTGCGTACAGTAATGAAGGTGGTTGGAATGATTGTGATAAAATTAGATTTCGTTTTGGCTACCCCGAAAAAATAGGTGGTTGGGAAAAATTATCTAATAACACTTATCTAGGTTTTCCCAGAACTCTACACGCTTGGACTAATTTAGCCAGTGATAAATTTTTGGCAGTAGGAACTGATCGTAAGTATTACATAGAATCAGGGGGTGCTTATAACGATATTACACCAATACGTTTAAGTGTTAAAAAATCTGTTGATGTTTCTATATCCGTAACTGGTGTTGGAGCTACGTCTATACTAAATAGTGTCACATTAGATCCTGAAGTGGTTGAAAGAAAGATTAGTGTGGCTATGGTAGCACAGCTTGGAACAGTAGAAGTTTCTATAAAACCGGGTGTTTTAGTTCCTGTAGGAGATTAAATGAGTAATGTAACTGTTGAACCAACTGCTGTCACAGCTACTGCAAGTGTTGGAACAGTATCTGCTTTGATAAACACTGCTCCTATTAGCGGAGCAGTTATAACTTTTAGTTCTGTTAAAGATAGCACCACTTGCACGATTAATCATACTAATCATGGTGCTGTAACGGGCGATTTTGTTACGTTTACTAATGTTGATCTGGTTTCTGAACTAAGTTCTATTGTTACACTTTTAGAAAAAGAACATGAAATTACTGTTACCAGTTCATCTCAATATACAATTACCTTAACTTCAAATCCCTTATCTACTCTTACAAACTCAGGGTTGATAGAAGCTGAATATCAGTTAAATAGAGGTTCTACCACACAACTTTTAGGCTCTGGTTGGGGGGCCGGAACATGGGGCGCAGATGGTTGGGGGTCAGCTTCATCCGAACAAGTTTCTGTAACAACAGGGCTACGAATTTATACGCAAGATAATTTTGGTGAGGATTTAATACTATGCCCTAGAGAAGGTGAGCTATTTTTCTGGCGTGAAAATGATGGGGTTTCCACACGAGCGTTTCCAATAAGTGATCTTAGCACCACGGTGCCTTTAAAAAACAGACAAGTTATGGTTACAAGCGACAGGCACGTTGTTGTATTTGGTACAACCGCAGTAGGATCAACTGATTTGGATAGATTGCTTATACGTTTTAGCGATCAAGAAGATGCTTTTGACTGGCTGCCTACCGCTACCAATACGGCAGGAGATTTACGAGTTGAGGACGGCTCTACAATAGTGCAGGCAATAAAAACAAGGAGAGAGATAATTGTTTTAACAGACACCTCTGTTCATAGCATGCAATTTATAGGGCCCCCTTTTACGTTTGGTATCAATAGAATATCTTCTAATACAAGTGCCATATCTCCTATGGGAGCGGTAGCTGTAGAAGATGCTGTATTTTGGATGGGGAAAAACAGATTTTACATCTATGAAGGTCGTGTGCAGCCAATTCCTTGTACCGTTAGAGATCATGTCTTTAACAATCTCAACGAGGACGCTGTAGAAAAAGTAGTGGCGGGAGTAAATTCTGAGTTTGGAGAAGTGTTTTGGTTCTATCCCTCTGGTTCATCTACAGAAAATGATAAATATGTGGTATATAACTACGAACAAAAAATATGGTATGTAGGTTCTTTTGGACGTACAGCATGGATAGATAAAGGGGTGTATGAGTATCCCATGGCCTCTATTGAAACATTAATATACAATCATGAGAAAACAAACGATGATGATGGTAGCGCAATGGCCTCGTTTATAGAATCCAGTCCTATGGATATAGGCGAGGGAGACAGCTTCACCTTTATACAAAGATTAATTCCAGACATAAGTTTTACAAACTCTGACAGCAATGCAACTAATCAAGCTACTTTTACTTTAAAAGGTCAAAGATTCCCTGGAACTGGATTTGAAACTTCTAAAGCAATTACTGTTGATGACAGTGCCACACAAAGCTATGTTAGACTAAGAGGTCGTTCATTTGGTTTGCGTGTAGAATCTAGCAACGCACAAATCAACTGGCGGCTGGGATTACCTAGAGTAGATATAAGAAGTGACGGAAAAAGATGAGCACCAATAAAGTTCCTTTGCCACAGTTTCCTTTGCCA